GCATGTGCTATGTCAGCAAAGCCAGCGAGGTCAACAGATATATAATACTCACCATCCACTGGCTCATCAGTATCAAACTGTATCCATTCCTCTTTAAATATTGCACCACCACCAGCCTCGAAAGAAGCCATAAACTCTTGACGGAATGCAAAGGATGACATACTTAACTTAGCAGACTCAATCTCTTCTGGATCTAGTTTAGGATTATCATAACTTGTAAAGTGCCAACTCTGGAATGACGGATCATCACTCTCACCATGACGGAACAAATCATAGAAGTGGTTACGTCCCATAGGAGTCCCTATGAATAACGCATGCCCCTTCTGGTCAGCCAGTGCTGGTCGTAGTATCTGTTCCCATACTTCGGGCTTCATGTCAGCATACTCATCCATCACCAGAAACTTTAAACTAATACCACGCATAGTCTCTGGTCTGTCAGCACCTTTGAGGTTTATCGTTGCCCCATTGATTAGCTTGATGGCTAGGTTGTTTATGTGACTACTCTGTACAACAGGATGGGCCAACTCCATTAGAGTATCCCACATGATGTCACGAGCCTGTCCCTGAGTAGGCGCAACATAGAACACGTTACCCTTACCAACAGACAGAGCATTGATTATTAATAACCAAGCAGCGAGTCTACTCTTACCACAACGTCTACCAGCAGCTACTACTTTAAATCGAGTAGGATCTTCGTATACATCTTGCTGCCAAGGTAATAGTTCTACATTTAAGGAGGTCATTAGATGTCTTCATACTCCCCTTCAACAACGTCACTCGTAGTCACATTGCCTCCAACACCTGTGATGGTAATGCTCACTGCATTGCGTCCACCAGCATCATTCTTTTTATCAAAATAAGAAATAGGCAACACCCTATCCATGCACATCTTTAACGCTGCTGATTGAACTGGGTGACCATCTTCCAAAGCAATTTCAATAACCTTATTGATAACCTTATCACCGCTTGTAGCCAACAATCTTGCTTTAAGTTCATTGATCCTTGCTGCATCCCCTTTAGGTCTTCCAACAGCATTTCGATTACCTTTCTTCTTAGCAGCAATGGACGCTTTTGTAGGACGACCTTTTTTAACAACCTTCGTACTATCAACATTCATATAATTAACACTCTTTGTATTCTCTGTCTCTATATAGACTCTGAACTGTTGCAGAGAGGAGTGTTGAATATAAGGATAATGGTTATCAGTACACAGTTTTCTCTGTAGTTCTGTTCAGTCCTATATAGTAGGAATAGAGGGTAGCATACTTTCTGTTAAAAGTCAAGAGATATTTAAGTTATCTTCTACATGACGGTTCATATTCGTTACATTAAATATACATTGTAGTATATAGTATACATTGTAGTATACATTATAGTAGATCTTTGGCGGGACTCACTACCACTACACAACCCTCCGCAGCAGTCTCCATTACTTAGATCATATAGTTATATTATCATGGTTCTTATTACCTTTAGTTACATAGACTTACATAGTAATTACATTTCTCTAATTTGACTCTTTTTTGTATCTAAGCAGGTACCCCCTAGACCCCAGCTAATCTGCCCCTCCCCCGCCCCTTCATTAGACTATGCTAATATCTATAGAGCTACATTAGACAAAGCTTATAAGGTCAATCAAGTTATATCATGATAGTCTAATATGACACGAGTGAGGATACAGGTAGATACCCATAGGCATAAATTAAACAGACTAGCCACCCATATAGTTTCCAGTAGAAACAATGTAATTGATTCTCATTCGTAAATGATAATGAGTCTCATTCGCCCTGGATTATGAGCACATTAGATAATGCTAATATGAATTGTAAGCTGCCTATAAAGCCATTTAAGCTATATTAAAGTAGGCCTATAGCTAGGCATTGCCTAAATTAAAACCTAGTCAGATCCACCATACGAGCTTACAGGATATAATTAGCATCTGCTAATATGCTCAAATATGGGCTAATATTGACCACTATTCACCAAACTAATAAGCACTATATAAAACTCTTATGGTAAATAACTACTAATAAATTGACTTTCTCAATTGACACGCTACAATCAACGGGCAGCAGCAGCAAAGAGATGCAGCTAATGCAAATGAGAATCATTCTCAACTAGGGCATAAGGCCCATTTAATCAATACCTATATAAAGGAAATTATTATGTTAGTTAAAATCGATTTACAAAACCACCTTGCAGCCATTGGCAACAATTTTGACCTAGAGCAAGTAGCTAAACAAGAGACAGGATGCGCTCGTATGGCCTTAGCTATCCAATTGTACAAAGATGATAGTACCCTTGAGGAGAAGCAAACGAGCGTTACAGCAGCTTGTAAGGTTGTCTATGCTGGTGCATACGGCAAGGTTAAAGATGATGCTCAGGTCAAGTCTGTTATGCAATGTAGGCAGGTTGTAGCTACTATGAAAAAAGCCGCATCATTAGACATTAGCCCAGAATCGCACGACACCTATAGCGCATTCAGAACTGAAGTGTATAAGACTAAGCCGCTCACTAAGATGCAATTGATCGAGAAGTGGTGTAATGATGACAAGGAAAAGGCTGTCACCCTTGCTAAGTTAAACAAGCTTGTCGAAAAGCTAACTAAAAAAGCTGCTAAATAGTTTCCACTGGAAACAATGCAAATTTCCCTTGTATTGTTTCCCTTTTTATTCCCTATGAGGATTGTTATTATGTCCGAATCAAACTACCAAAATGCTCTAGAATCTGAGCAAAGAGTTGCCCAATTAATCGCGTCCATTGATGAGTCTGTTGTACAAATTCGACAATACCAAACAGAATATTCTAAGGATATTGTAGACATGGACGCGCGTATTATTGCTCGTGGTATGCCAGATATTGATAAGCGTATTCGAACTGTCAAGTTTTTGCAGCAACTATTGCAAATGGAATTAGACCAATTGCGACAGCGCAATGATTTAAAATCTAGATTGTGGCAAGCTAAATGTATGACAGCTATGGCCTTACAAAAACTAAAAGTTTCCATTGGAAACAATTGAGGATTATTATGACTAAACCTATGACACCACAAGAAGTCGAGCAAGAATTTATCAGGCAATTGCTTGAGGCTATTCGCAATAAACCTACTAAATAAAGTTTCCATTGGAAACAATTGAGGATTATCATGAGAGATTTTAACAAGAGTATTAAACCGAGTGCTGAAGTATTGGCACAAGAAAAGTTGGATAAAAATATAGGTATTTTCTTTACTATTATAGGTGGTGTTTGTGGCATAGCTATAATTATTCTATGCACTCGCGCCATGTTTGGAGGGTTGTGATTATGTATATGATTGTGGATCTGGCATGGATTGGTGCTGTATTGTGTTGCCTTGTGTTGATAGGCTACATCGTTTCGACTATAGGAAAATAAGTTTCCACTGGAAACAATTGGAGAATATTATGAGTAGTATTAAATTTAGTGGTACAGGAAAGATGCCATGCTTTTCATGGTCGCTTGAGGCATTCACAACATGCGCAGGTGCTGTTGATATTGTCACGGGTAAGGTAGTGGATGCTTGTGAGATATGCTACGCTCGTGGTGGATTCTATGCCATGAAAGCAGCCAAGGCATTACGTGAACATAACAAGAAGGATTGGAAACGTCCTGAGTTTGTGCCTGAGTTTATAGTAAAGCTAGATAACTCGCGCTACTTTAGATGGTTTGATAGCGGTGATTGTTATACAGTTAAACTAGCGTGGAAGATGTATGCCATCATGAAAGATACGCCTTGGTGTAAGCATTGGTTCCCAACTAGGAATCATAAGTTCGATAAGTATAAAGAAGTGCATGATGCAATGGCATTGCTGCCCAATGTTGTTGTGCGTTTTAGTAGCGATAGTATAACGGGAGGTCTTGTTGATGGGGCTACTACTTCTACCATTGTCCCTTATGTAGAGACACCAGTAGATTTTACAGGCAAATCTGAGATATGCTTTGCATATGAGAGGGATGGTAAGTGTGGCGAGTGTCGAGCATGTTGGGATAAAGATGTCGAGTTAATTATATATCCTGCTCATGGTCGCAAGGCAAAGAAAGTTTATAAAGATAGAATACAATTAATGGAGGTGGCATAATGTCTATAACAATACTAACAAAGACCGAGCGCGTAGATCAATGGAACAAATGGGTAGAGCAAGCACCTAAAGGAATCAAGGATTATTTTATAATGATCGAGGTCGATGCTCAGAGATGGGAGATAGCAGAGAATCAAGAGATTTTAACAGAGTCTCAACTAGAAGAAGTCAATGCAATTTATAAAGAGGATGCATCATGAGCAATGTAAAACGTACCATCAGTCGAGCGCGTCACTATCTAATCAACCTAGATAATGAGAAAGAATATCTTGACTTATGCTTTCAGTTCCTAAAGACTGCACCTCATGAGGAACGAGA